CTTATCATACTGAAACATGATAAACAAGAACTGTTCTATGGTATTACCCCACATTTTCTACGACCTTGAACTTTAGTTTATTGTTGACAGCCTTTAGACCTGACATATAATTGTCAATAGTCCTTTGGTTATTGTCCATATACCAGACGATAAGCTTGCCATCTTCGTCATATACTTCTAGTCTATTTGCCATATCCGTGTCTCCAATTCTTGAAACATTTCCAACAGTGATCCTTGCCTAGTACTTTGTCTATCAGCCAGACAAGGTTTCTCTTTTCATTCAGATACCAGACGTAGTTTCTTGCGCTGAATGTCTGATAAGGTTGGCCGCCAAGTATTGCGTTCAGTGTGACGGACAACCCTATGCATACTCTAAAGAAGTACTTAAGCATTTACCAAAACTTTACGCGCTAACTTTTTAAAGTCCCGCTTGGTCATAGGCAAGACACCAAGTTTTAATAGTGTCTGGATACGCCATTGCACACGATGGTCGTACTCATTCAAGTCCGTTGCGATTTGTTCACGTGTCTTGAAGTAATAGTATTTGACAAGTGCCTGATCGATTAGCTCATAGCCTTTGCGGTATGTGTAAGGCTTGGCGCGTGTCATGTGCTTTGTGTAAGCTACGTAGATCTTTGTATCGATTGCTTTAGTCATTGTTTTATTCCTTGTGTTTAGGTTTCTCTAGTGTCATGCAGGTTAGCATGTGTAGACAGACTGAGACAATCTGCCCAAGATGTCAACCCCCTATTCCTCTAACAGTCTTCATCCCGATAAATATAACCTTCATCGACGATCTTATAAGGACATCCAAAATATCCATCCATCACATGGACAGCTTGCATGAATGCTTTTAGCTCTGACTCAGTAGCAAAGCTATACGTCTGCGCTACATCACCATTTTCCAACAGGTCCTCGCCCCATAGAATACTAATCTTTCTTGTCATTGTTCTTCCCTCCACTTGATAACGAATAGGTGTCCTTCACAGTCTTCTATTTCATCCTCAGACCACATTCTAACATCGTCGTCGTCAGGGTGTGCTATGTAAACTTCAAGCCCCTCTGCAAAAGACACAAGTGCGAATGTCATATTGTACGTTGTGTATTCCATTGTCCTATCCTCTATCCATGTAGCTTTCTACTAACCATGCCAGTATGTAACACGCCGCTATTACTGTCCAGATAAATATTATGAATGCCATTGTTCTACCTTTCCATCAAGATTCTTTTTACGTCGGCTTTGCTGCGCATAGATAGTGCACATAGTTGGTGAATTGTTACATCCCAATGCGTATCAAAATATTCCTTCACCATTTCATCTGTCCAAGCTTTCATTGTCTTATCCTCCTTAGATATTGTGTTCACGTTTCCATGTTGTCCATGTGATAGCCTGTAATTCATGAGGCTTGACACCTGCACGTTTAGCTGCCTTGACGTATGCCTGTTGCATCTGTTGATAGACCTTCTTACCCATGTTAGTCTTGTCTGTTGTCAGACCTTGACGGATACCTAAGGCGATATTGAGTGCATGTCCGTCAATGGTTACCTCTGTCAATCCCCTGATGTTTGAATAGAATGACCTGATCTTTTGCCCGTTCAGTCTTGTTAGAATGTCTGTGTCGTCTGTCAAGTCATCCTCTAGTATAGACCAAGCCTTGGCTTTCATTGTGTTATAGCATGAGACCTTGAAGTCCTGCAGGTCGTCACCGTTTACCCATGCCTGACACATTGTCTCTGTGTCCTTGACGTTGCGTTCCCACCTGTTGTTGGGTGATAGTGCTGCCATGACACCTATGACTGTATTGACAGGCAATCGTGTCTTGTCTGCGATAGCTATCGACATACGCTTTGCCCTGTCATACCATTCCAAACCATTGGCGGTATCCTCTGTGGTTGCACGACGATATACTTTCAGTATGTTTCTTACGTGTTGTGTCATTGTCTTGTTCCTCTTGGTTGGTTTATTTAGTTACACCTTGTCAGATGTAACCAATAAGTCAACCTTAAACTACTTTCCATCCGTCGGGATTGTACATTGCCTTTTCTAATGCAGCTAATTGTTCCCTTATTTGTTTATGCTTTGCTGCAATCTTTTCGTTATTTTCTTTAAGTGTCTTTAGGATTTGTTCGTATTCTTGATCAGTTGTCATTGGTTTAACTTTCATGTTATTGTTTCGATGTAATCAACATGACATGACACAAAAATAATTTCAAGGGAAATAAAGGATATGTCAGATTGATACGAAAGGATAGGCTATTTATATATTATAATGTGTAATTGATTGGGAACCTATAAGATATACTTATGGATAGCTAAGGTTATATACTAAGATGTGGTAAGGATATCAAAGGGATAGCTTTGGTAAGGGTTGGGTAAACATAATGCCCAATGAATACTTAAGCTACACTAAAGCTATACTAAAGAATAACTAAAGCTAATCCAAAGACGGGGTGGGGTAGTACTTTAGTATAGCATGGGTACCCCTTCGGAGGGGGTGCGCGGGGGGCCTTCAGTATGTACATTGTGACAAAAGATTTTCTAGGAAAAATTTAGACAATGCAAAAAAGAAAAGACACCAAGGCTTTTACCAAGGTGTCCCCAATCTGTCCCAGTACAACCTCAAGTATGTACATCTGGATTACGTTTAGTAATATATGAACTACTAGTTAATTATTAATAATAGAAGGTACTATAGCCGTCCCAACGGACAATAAAATTATACACATTCTTTTAAGACCTGTCAATACTAAAAACTAAAATAATTTATTTATTTTATCTATTGACAAAGTAATACCATACGTGCTACTATAACAATAGTGATTCGTTTTTCTGGAATAACCATGTTCACCTTTGACCAACTAAAGACAGCTAACGGTATTACACGGACTAAGAGCCTGTTCTACGAGTTATCCTATCATGACCCTGAGTTTGCTATCTTCACAACGAAGGAGCATGACCTAGAGGTCAATGGTCGTATGATGGTGTCTCTGCAACAGATCTACGTAGCTATGGTCCCTAACGATCCCACGGAGTACGAGTTCGCACAGACAGTCTTCGGTTCATGGGAAGTCTGGGATAAGATCCAGAGAGCACCCCAGATAGCACCCTTTGTCAAGAAGTGGCGTAACGAGGTAGAGATCAAAGTTAAGTCTCAGGCTATCCAAGCTATTGCTACAGAGATGAAGGAAGGTGGTCGTAGTTCGTTTAGTGCAGCTAAACTTCTATTAGAGAAGGGATGGCTAGATAAGGACAATGTCTCACAAGCCAAGAGGAAGCTTAAGGCTAAAGAAGAAGAAGAACAAAACAAACAAGCTCTGTCTCTTCTGTCAGAGGATGCAGACCGTTTAGGAATAAAGATTCAGTAGCATGGCAAAGAAACCATCCCTAACGACAATTAGCTCAGGCTATGCCTCTACGACAACCTTGAACGCTAACTTCGAGGCATTACGTCAGGCATTTGATAACACTGTGTCACGGGACGGATCAGTCCCTAATGCAATGTTGTCTGACCTAGACATGAACTCGAATGACCTGATCAACGTTAAGACAATTACAGATGAGTCGGGTGAAGACCTAGTCTCTACTGTCAGATCACTTAAGAGAGACACAGAGGCAGCCCTAGACGAGTTTACTGATATCTACCTAGGGTCCTACGCAGCTGATCCTACAACTGATACAGACGGTGATCCTCTATCCCTAGGGGCTTTATACTTCAATACCAGCACAAGTTCTCTTCAAGTTTTTGATGGTTCTAAGTTTGTGGCTGGCTACTCAGTTCTTCCCATCACAGGCCTACCTATTTCACAAGGTGGTACAGGGGCTACTACGGCAGTACAAGCCCTAGAAAACTTAGGTGGAACTACATCAGACGAGGCGTTGGCCCTCGCAATCGCACTAGGCTAGTAAAGGAGATTAACAGATGGCCGACGGAGCAAGCGTACAAATCACGGCAACGGTGTTGCCTGATGAAATACAAAAGACATTCTCAGCGACTTTAGCGGTAAGTCCTGAGGATGGTAACGACAAGTGGTACTACAAACTAACAAGTGTACCAAACACCAGTCAAAACTTAATGACAGGTTACTTCACAGACTACACAGCTGTGGACTCAGCAACTGCACCTGTAGCAATCAACACTGCAGCTGACTTAGTTAAATTTCTTTTTGTCAAGAATACAGACGCAACTGAGTCTGTCTATTTGACACTAGATGGTTCTGCAGCTTCGGCGGCAGCCACGGCTGGTATTACACTAGGACCAAGCCAAGCCTTGGCTCTACGTTTACCTAATGCAATCGTAGGCAACATCAAAGCTATTAGTTCAGCTGGTTCAGTTGAGTGTCTAGTAGCTGCACTAATTGATGACGTTTAATAAGTAGACCCTAGAGGGACAGTATGGCTAACACATTTAAAAACTACGTGACAAGCTCAATAGGTGTCACAGGGCAAGGTATCTATACTGTCCCTTCAGGAACTACGTCTGTTATGATCGGCTGTAATATAGCTAACATTTCATCCTCAACCATTAACGTAGATGTCAGAGTTAAGGGAGTGTATATCGTCAAAGGCGTTATTATTCCTGCAGGATCTGCTATATCCGTTTTAGACGGTAAGATCATTTTAGAGACAGGTGATACTGTCTTTGTTGAGAGTGACACGGCAAATAGTGCAGACGTTATCGTAAGTGTATTGGAGCAAACATAATGGGTGGTTATATCGGTCCGAGCCCTTTAGCTAGTAACAACTTAGGGAACATCACTGTAGACACAGCTGTAGCTAGTACTTTCGAAAATACTAATGCTACAGGCAACGTCACACTTGACTTTTCTGAGAATCAGAACTTTATCCTGACTTTAACAGGTAATGTCACTCTGGCTAATCCTACGACAGAGCAAGTAGGTCAGTCAGGTTTTATTGTCTTAATCCAAGACGGTACAGGTGGTCATACCCTGTCATTAGATGCTGACTATGAAACGGCTGGTGCCGCAGGTGTTACATTGTCAACAGCCGCCAACACTACAGATGTTATCCCGTATATCGTTATAGATACAAACCGTATTCTACTAGGTTCAGTCCTACTAGCATTCGCATAAGGAATAATTATGTCAGGTCCTTTTGGCTCCCATAATTTTATGACTAAAGGTGCTCCTACTGAGAGTAGCCAATCATTACGCTTTAACGATGATGATGTTGCTTATCTAAGTCGTACACCTACGACAGCAAGCAATCGCAAGACATATACTTTTTCTGCTTGGGTTAAATTATCTAGCACTGGTAACTTAGGTGTTTTTCATGCAGGGCCAGACATAGGAAGCCGTGATGATATTTATTTTTCAAGCGGTTATTTTGTACATGCTTGCACAATAAATTATTCACCAAAGTTTAGCTTTCAATCTAGTGCTGTGTTTCGTGATCCTTCTGCTTGGTATCATATTGTTGTCGCCGTTGACACAACTCAAGCCATTTCTACGGATAGAATAAAACACTATGTAAACGGTGAAGAAATCACCAGCTATGCAGGAAGCACATATCCTCAACTAAACGTTGATGGTTTAGTAAATAGTACAAACGTACATCACGTTGGTGCGCTTTGGACAGCTTCAAATTTATTTGATGGCTACATGGCAGAAGTCAACTTCGTAGACGGGCTTGCCCTAGACCCTACATCTTTTGGTGAAACGGATGCCAATGGTCAGTGGGTTCCTATCATTGCACCTAGCTTAACCTATGGCACGAATGGCTTTTACCTGCCGTTTACCAATGACTATTCTGTTGAGGGGTTTAACACTGTAACCTATCGGGGGAATGGTGGCACTCAGTATGTAGGTGGTGTTGGGTTTGAGCCTGACTTGGTTTGGATTAAATCTCGTTCTACCACTTATGATCATCAATGGTATGATACTGTTAGAGGCCCTACAAAAAGAATATTCTCTAATAAAACTGATGCGGAATTAACAGGTTCAGATTTAGTGCAATCTTTTGATACTGATGGATTTACTATTGGAACTAATGTTGGATTAAATAGTAGTTCTCATACCTACGTTGCATGGTCATGGGACATGGGTACGGGTTCCCCAGTATCCAACACAGACGGATCAATCACCAGCACCGTGAAGGCTAACCCAGCGTATGGGCAGAGTATTGTTAGCTATACTGGTAATGGAACAGCAGGTGCTACTGTTGGGCATGGACTTTCTTCTGCCCCTGAGATGGTTATTGTGAAATCTCGTACAAGTCTTTATGATTGGCTTGTAGGACATGAAAGTGCTACTTGGAATACCTTCTTACGCTTAAATACAACAGATACGGCTATTTCATCTAGTGGTGCTTTCCAAAACACAGCACCAACATCCTCTGTTGTTACAATGGGGGCTGGTTATTTAATAAACGGTAATGATCCATACATCATGTACTGCTTCCACAGTGTCGCAGGGTATTCGTCCTTTGGGTCTTATGTGGGTACGGGTGCATCTGGCAATACTGTTACGACAGGATTTAAACCTGCGTTTGTTATGGTGAAACGAACAGACGTATCTGGTGATAGTTGGTTTATATTTGATAACACTAGGAAGGTAACAAACCCTAAAGATCTTTGGCTTGCAGCTAATTTAAATTTTGCTGAAACCCAAACTCAATATTGCGATTTTACGGACACAGGCTTTACTGTAAATAGCACGATTGGTGCATTTAACGCATCAGGTGGCACCTACATCTACATGGCCTTTGCAGACAAGCGAGAAGCTGCATTCTGGCTAGACCAGTCAGGTAACAACAACGATTGGACTAACAACAATATGCAAGAGAGTGACATCTCTTTGGATAGTCCGTTGAATAACTTTGCTACTTTGTCTCCGATTGCTTGTGGTAAAAATTCGGTTGGTTCTTTACCTGTTTTGTCTGAGGGCAACTTATCAGTTTATGAAAGCACAGCTTCTTATTCTACGTCTTTGTCTACAATTCCTGTATCAAGCGGCAAGTGGTATTTTGAAGTTTTCATATACGATAATACATATCCTGCCGTTGGTTGGATGAATGTTGATGAACCTTCAACATTCTTTTCTGAAAACAATATGTATTTAGGAAAGAAATCAAATAGTTATTCTTATTTTTACACTGGAGTAACATATAATAATAATTCGTCGGCAGCTTATGGCACAGGATTTAGTGCGGGAGATGTTATTGGTTGTGCTTTAGATTTGGATAGCGGCACAATGACATTTTATCACAATAATACTAGCCAAGGCACTGCGTTTAGTTCCTTGTCTGGAACTTTTGTCGGTGGCATTACTGTTCAATCATCTAGGCAATATGCCAACTTCGGCCAAGACAGTTCCTTCGCAGGTAACAAAACAGCCCAAGGATACCAAGACGCAAACGGCATTGGTGACTTCTACTATGAGCCACCAGCGGGATACCTAGCACTGTGTACAGATAACCTGCCTGATCCTGTTATTAAGGATGGGTCTGAGCATTTCAATACGGTGTTGTATACAGGTAATGCCTCAACGCAGAGTATTACAGGTGTAGGGTTCCAGCCTGACTTTACTTGGATTAAGACTAGAAGCATTGCTTACTATCACCGAGTTTTTGACAGTGTTCGTGGGGTTGCTAATGGCCTCTATACAAACGCAACTTCAGCAGAAGCTACTTACGCATCTCTTGATGGTGTAACATCTTTTGATGCGGATGGATTTAGTTTAGATAGTAAAATTGGCACAAATGAAAATAGTGCATCCTACGTCGCATGGAACTGGAAAGCCGACAACACATCTGGCACAACCAACACCGATGGCTCCATCACTAGCACAGTGTCAGCGAACACAACGGCTGGGTTTAGTATTGTTGGTTATACTGGGAATGGCATTTCTGGTTCTACTGTCGGTCACGGATTAACACAATTTCCGCAACTTATTCTGCAAAAAAACCGTAGTGCTGCTATTGAGTGGGCCTCTTTTACAACTGCCATTGATGGTTCTTATGATTATTTTTATTTAGATTTAGCCAATGCGGCAGGAAATGGTGGGCCTGACTCAAATTCAGATACAGTATTTACTGTTTATGATAACTACACCAATCAATCAGGTGCTAATCACATCGCCTACTGTTTCCACAGCGTTGAAGGCTATAGCAAGATCGGCAGCTACACAGGCAATGGTTCGACAGATGGGCCGTTTGTGTACACTGGGTTTAGACCTGCGTTTGTGATGGTTAAACGGACTAATAACACAGGCAACTGGTTAATTCAAAACAACAAGGCTCTCGGCTACAACCCAAGCAACAGTGAACTTTATGCCAACTTAGGAAACACAGAAGTTACGGCAGATAGGGCAGACTTTTTGAGTAATGGGTTTAAGCCGAGAGTAAATTCAGCCGAAAATAACGCATCAGGCTCTACATACATCTACATGGCATTTGCCGAGAACCCATTCAAATACAGTAACGCAAGATAGGAGGCCAACAACATGCCTTGGAAATATAGTGGAAAGGTCGTCCGAGTTGGCAAGTCTTGGACGAACAACGATGGCGTAACACACCCTAGCAACTGGGCCACATGGTCAGAGGCAGACAAAGCTGCGGCTGGTCTGACTTGGGAAGCTGATGCAGCAACCTATGACAGTCGGTTCTATTGGGATGCTAATACACCTAAAGCATTGGACGATGTGAACGAGGTGGACGTAGACAACAACCCTGTCTTGGATGAAGACGGTAATCAGGTTGTTACCCTTGGCCTAAAGTCACAGTGGAAAGCCACGATCAAAGCACAGGCTGGTGGGTTGTTACAGCCTACAGATTGGATGGTTATCAAGGCATCTGAGGTTGCCGATTACACTGTCCCCGCAAATGTTCTGACAGCCCGTGCAGCTATCCGCACAGCGTCGAACACAATCGAGGCGGCTATTGATGCTGCCGCAGATCACACCGCATTCATGGCGTTGTTTGATGCGCCTACAGATGCAGATGGAAACCCAACTGGGAATGCACCCATAGCAGACTGGCCTGAGTAAACCTTGGCTACCCTAGAGCAAATACGTCACGCAGCTGAGAGTGACTTAGTTACTTTCATTAAGCTTGTAGCACCTGAACAAGTCCTAGGGCAATGCCATGAGGATGTCTGTAACTGGTGGACACGTGAGGGTGCTAAGTCTCATCAGCTACTACTGTTCCCTCGTGACCACGGTAAGTCAAGATTAATTGCATATCGTGTCGCTTGGGAATTGACAAAGAACCCAACATTGCGTATACTATACATATCTGCTACAGCTAACCTAGCTGAGAAGCAATTAGGTTTTGTCAAGGGTATTCTCACATCTGATACATTCCGTCGGTACTGGCCTGACCATGTCCATGCTGACGAAGGTAAACGAACTCGATGGACTAACTCAGAGATTATGTTAGACCATCCTTTAAGGAAAAAAGAAAATGTTAGAGATCCTTCGATCTTCACTGGTGGTCTTACTACGTCACTTACAGGACTTCACTGCGACATTGCTGTCTTGGATGATGTCGTTGTGTACGAGAATGCTTACACAGGCGAAGGACGTAATAAAGTCAAAAGCCAATACTCTCTTCTCTCGTCTATTGAAGGGGCTGAAGCAAAAGAGTGGGTCGTAGGTACACGTTACCATCCAGCTGACTTGTATAACGATCTTCTTCAAATGACAGAGGATCTATATGATGACAAGGGTGAGAAGATTGGTGAAGACAACATCTACGAGATCTTCGAAAAGCCAGTAGAAGACAGGGGTGACGGTACAGGTCAGATGTTATGGCCTCGTAGTCAACGCAAGGACGGTAAGTGGTTCGGCTTTGACATGAAGATCCTAGCAAAGAAACGTGGTCAGTACTTAGACAAAGGGCAGTTTAGAGCACAGTACTACAACGATCCATCTGACCCAGACAACGTACCTGTGTCATCCGATAAGTTCCAATACTACGAACAGAAACACGTAAGGGAAGACAACGGGTATCTGTTCTACAAGGATCGTCGTCTAAATGTATTCGCAGCTGTTGACTTCGCATTTAGCTTAGGTAAACGTGCTGACTACACAGCTATAGTGGTGATAGGCATTGACTCAGAAAACAACATATACGTCTTGGACATCGACAGATTCAGGACTGACCGAATCTCTGATTACTTTGAGCACATCCTCCACCTCTCTAACAAGTGGTCCTTCCGAAAGCTCAGGGCTGAAACAACAGTTGCACAAATGGCAATCGTCAAGCAACTTAAAGAACTTATCAAACAACACGGACTTGCCATAAGTATCGACGAGTTCCGTCCAAATAAAAACCACGGTAATAAGCAAGAACGTATCTCATCTGTCTTAGAACCACGCTATGATAACTTAAGTATCTGGCACTACCGTGGTGGTAATACTCAAATACTAGAGGAAGAACTAGGGTCCCGTAATCCACCACACGATGATGTGATTGATGCTCTAGCTTCTGTAGTAGACATGGCTGTCAAACCTGCACGTAATGTAAAAAGGGGTAGTAGCCAAAACATTGTGTGGGCTAATAATAGATTTAGAGGTGCTGGTTAATGGCTGGTGAGACAATCGACTTAGATAATGTAATTGAATCAGACAGCATTGCTGTTCAGATTGCTGACCGCTGGCGTGAGTGGTCAAGCTTTCGTGATAAGAAAGTAGAAGAGTGGAAAGAACTTCGCAACTATCTTTATGCGACGGACACACGTACTACTAAGAACGCTATGCTTCCTTGGTCCAACAGTACGACTACACCAAAGCTTACTCAGATTATGGACAACCTTCATGCAAACTATTTTGCTACATTGTTTCCACAAAAAACTTGGTTTAAGTTTGAAGCAAAGTCACGAGAGGACAACGTAAAGTTTAAGCGTGACGCTATTCAAGCCTACATGGAAAACAAAGTAGCTCAATCTTCTTTTGTCAATACAGCGTCTGATATTCTTTATGACTATATTCAATACGGTAACTGTTTCGCTACTGTTGTTTGGGAAGAGAATTACAATGTTAAAGAAAACGACAACCTTGTAATTAACTACGTAGGTCCTCGTCTTGTACGTATCTCACCATATGACATTTGTTTTAATCCTACAGCCTCATCATTTGAAAAGACACCTAAGATCATACGATCAATTAAAACATTAGGTGAAATTAAAAAGATGGTTGAAGAGGATCCTTCTAAAGAATACATGAAGGATGTCTTTAGCAAAATGACAGAAGCTCGTGCAGCTGTACGTAGCTCAGAGCGTCAGGATAAATCAGAGGGTTATGTTGCAGATGGGTTTACTTCCATCCAACAATACTACGAGTCTAACTATGTAGAGATCCTTACGTTCTACGGTGATTACTATGATGAAGCGTCTGACCAGTTATTTAAAGACCGTATCATTACAATAGTTGATCGTGCTTATGTTTTATCTAATGAAGAAAACCCAAGCTACTTAGGTCATGCGCCTATCTTCCACGCAGGTTGGAGGCCACGCCCTGACAACCTATACGCTATGGGTCCTCTTGATAATCTTGTAGGTATGCAGTACCGCATTGACCATTTGGAAAACCTTAAAGCTGACGTATTCGACCAGATTGCATACCCAATTCTTAAGATCCGTGGTGACGTAGAAGACTTTGACTTTGCCCCAGCTACACGTATCTACATGGGTGACGAAGGCGATGTAGGTTATCTAGCCCCAGACGCTACAGCATTAAACGCTGACATGCAGATCCGTCTACTAGAAGACAAGATGGAAGAGATGGCAGGGGCACCTCGTCAGGCTATGGGTATCCGTACTGCAGGTGAGAAGACAGCCTTTGAGGTACAGACACTCCAGAATGCTGCCTCTCGTATCTTTGAACATAAGACTGCTCACTTTGAACGTGTGTTCTTAGAGCCTGTCCTGAATGCTATGTTTGAGATATCTCGTCGTAAAATGAACGTAGCGGATACTCTACGTGTATTTGATTCTTCTACCAATGCTGTCATATTCCAAACAGTAACTAAGGATGACATCACAGCTAACGGTAAGATTGTTCCTATAGGTGCCCGTCACTTTGCAGAACGTGCGCGTCGAGTACAAAGCCTTACACAGCTATATCAGATTAAACTGTCAGACCCTAGCGTTGCTGCACACATGTCGGGTAAAGAATTTGCTCGTATTCTTGCGGAAGAACTTGGCGAACCTACTTTGTTCTCAGAGAACATTGCAGTTGCTGAACAACTTGAGACACAACAAGAAGTCCAAGAAGCAGAGATGCAGAACCAAGAGATGTTAGCAATGAAACAAGAAATGGGTGTTTAATGAAGGCCCAATGGTTTAAACAATGTAAGACGAAAGAGGATAAAGAAAAGGTCAGACAACTAATTATGTCTAACCGAGAAAGTCTCCTTCGTCTTGAAAGTATTCTTGAGTCTCTTCTCAAGGAAACCCCATCGTCAACTGATTATGACAGCCCGTCGTGGGCCTATAAACAGGCTGATCGCATCGGGTATAACCGAGCACTAAACCAAGTGCTTGATATCATCAATCTGGACAAGGAATAAAATTATGGTATTTTCTGACTTGGCTGCAACCGAACAGCCCGAGCAGTTGACAGAGCAGACGCAGCTAGAAACCGCACCACAGGAATCTTACTTGCAGAAACTCGTAGAGGCAAAGGGAGAGAACTGGAAAGATCCTGAAGTCTTAGCTAAAGGTAAACTCGAAGCAGATGGCTACATTAAAAATCTAGAAGATCAGCTAGCTACTCTACGAGAGGATATGAAGAAGCAAGACTATCAAGCGCAGCTTCTTGAACAGTTGCAGAACAAGGCTACTGGAACTACCACAGTAGGAACTGCAACGCCCAATAATAATGGTAGCACGGAGACACAGAACACCACTGCGAGTCTTAGTGAGAACGACTTGGAAAGCCTTGTTGAAAAAACACTGGTCAAACGTGAACGAGATTCTGTCATTAAACAGAACTTGACACAAGTAGATCAAGAGTTACAGAAATCTTTTGGTACCGAAGCAGCTGCTAAAGTCCAAGAGAAGGCACGGGAACTAGGTATGTCAATGGAACGCTTGCGTGATATTGCAGCTGAGTCACCCACCGCTTTCTTCTCTCTTATTGGTCAACCACAGAAATCCTTCAACCCTATGGTTCAAGGTTCTGTCCGTACCGAAGGTGTAAACATGCAAGCCTCGAATGTACGTAACTGGAATTACTACCAGAACTTACGTCGAGAAAATCCTAACCAATACTACTCACCCAAGGTCCAACAACAAATGATTCAAGACCGAATGCAAATGGGTGACAAGTTCGGAAACACTTAAGAAAGGACTAGCAAATGGCTGGTATGATTTCCTCTAACGCTGATATGCAGCGTTTGATTCGTGCCGAGGTTTACTCCTCGGAACTAAAAGAAATCCTTCGTGACGAAATGATGGCACAGTCCGTCGTTCGTATGTTGGATGGCTTCCCAGATGGTGACACATTCACTATCCCAACAATCGGTGAAACAGTTGTAAACACCTACACCGAAGATTCAGCTGTAACATATGATCCACTAGATACAGCTGAGTTCCAATTCACGATTGATAAATACTTGCAATCAGGTTCATACATCACCAAGAAGGCTGCGCAAGACTCGTTCTACTCAGCACAACTTGAGGCACGTTTCGTACCTGAGCAAGCTCGTGCAATCATGGAACACTTTGAGTCAACCACTATGGCTGCTCCAGAAGTTGGCGTATCGGCTAACTCAGCGGAAACAACCAATGGTGTTGCTCACCGTATCTCAGGTGGTAACGGCGGTAAACTAGAACTTGCTGACTTCGCATTTGCTCGTTACGCATTGAAGAAGTCTAAAGTTGCTGACCGTAGCTTGGTTGCAATCGTTGATCCATCCGTTGAGTACCAGTTGAATACTTTGACAAACCTTGTCAACGTATCTAACAACCCTCAGTGGGAAGGTATTGTTCGTGAAGGTATTGCGACAGGTATGCGTTTCGTAGCTAACGTCTACGGCTTCGACGTATACACATCGAACTACTTGAAGAACACAGTTTCTGACTCAGCACTTCTTGAAAAAGATGGTTCAACAGCAAACGACTTCTCAGTAAACAACGGTGTTGCTAACTTGTTCTTCTCAGCCGATGCTGGCTCCAACCCGTTTGTTGGTGCATGGCGTCAAATGCCTGAGGTTGACTACGAGTACAACAAAGACTACCAACGTCACGAGTATGTCACAACTGCTCGTTATGGTGTCAAGAAGTACCGCCCAGAAGGTATCATCACAATCGTGTCCGATCCAGCGGTATAAAACTTTTGGGTATCCCTTCGGGGGTACCCTTCATTTTTTTGTTGACAAAAGATGTTTTCTTCTATATAATATCTTTAACACTGTCAGGGGTTACTAATGGCTAACGTAAATCACTCAACACTAACAGATCCGTACCTTCACGAACCTAAAGATATTTCATCTGCAGGTGCAGGTCAAGTATATGTAGCTGATGGAGCAGGTTCAGGTGATTGGGTTGAGAAGACTCGTTACATTGGTTCCTATATTGCTTTTGATGCGACAACACCTGCGTACCAACATATAGTAACAACATCTGATACGATCATTGACCCTACATTTGTTGTAGCTCAGGCTAATGGTTTTGTTGGTGAATCTTCACCTAACGCACGGCTTAAGTATACTGGTGCTGAAACTATTGATGCACAGGTTATCTTTACTATTTCATCAGCTAATGCTAGTGGTACCACTCGTAATGCTGAGTTTTCTTTGTTTAAGAATGGTACAGAATTAGGTGGCTCTCGTACAATCCGTTCTATTAGCTCAGGATCATGGGGATCTATCTCTGTCTTTGGTTTTACTACATTTAATACTAACGACTACTTAGAGATTAAAGTTAAAGGTGATGGCGGTTTTACACTGAATGTAGCTTCTGCCTTTATGTCTGTGATGGGATCGGCTCAGTAAGATGAAGACAACACTCCTACAGATCGTACAATCTATTCTGTCTGATATGGACTCTGAGGATGTGAACAGCATTTCAGACACCGTTGAAGCACAACAGATTGCCTCAGTAGTTGAGGATACATACTACAACATCATTGCTGCACGGGACTTACCTGAGCACAATAAGCTTATGACTCTTGTGTCAATGGGTGACTCTACTAAACCTACACACTTCAAGTATCCATCTGATACAAAACATATTGAGCGTGTAGAGTACAATGTAGGGACTATCTCGAAGAAAGACTTTCGTTTAATTGAGTTTGTAGATCCTGTTTACTTTCTAGATCATATGGACGAGAATGGAACTTTAGTTGAAACATACGATGGTAACCTAGATATTTTTGTACGTTCTGATCAACCACCTACTTACTACACATCCTTTGATGATGAATACATTATTATGGATTCCTATGACAGTAATGTAGAGGTCACGTTACAGCAAGATAAGATCCGTGCATTTGGTTCTACTTACCCAGCGTTTAGTCAGACGGATAGTTTCGAACCAGATATTGACAACACACTTATGCCTTACCTATTGGCTGAGTCTAAGTCTGTCTGTTTCTCTTTATTCAAGGGCGGGTCAGACCCTAAAGTAGAACAAGTAGCTCGTCGTCTAAAGTCTTACATTCAAAACGACCAACACAAAAGTCGTCGTGACAATACACGAAACTACTACGGACGTAACTAATGATCGAATATGACCACGACACAGCCAACCAATACTGTGTCTGTAAGTCAGATAAGCTACTTACAGAAGTCTACATAGAAAAAGAATTAGGTGGCTATAAATTCTTTAAGATCAGATATGAAAAGGGTCTTGTGCCTAAAGATTTAGCTGGTCGCTATACATCAGTCCAAGCTGCTCAGAGAGACTTAGAACACTACCTTCGTCGTATGCCAGTGTCTAAGACAAAAAGAGTAAGAGACTACGCAGACCAAAGAGAGAAAGAACGAAATGGCTCAAAGTCTAAATCAGAAGGTAGTCAATAACTTTATCAGGGGTCTGGTCACCGAAGCTGGTGAAATGACATTTCCTGAGGGTGCCTCTGTAGATGAACTTAACTGTGACTTACGGCGTGATGGTTCTCGTCGTAGACGCTTAGGTGTTGCATACGAAAGTAATAACTCTTACTCTTCTTTTACTCTAGCTAACTCAGAGATTGTAACTAACGGCGATTGGGTCAACGTAGCAGGTAATGCTGATCTTGAGTTTTTAGTTCTTCAAAAGGGTGCTAATCTTTATTTCTACAATAAAGGTTCATTGCCTTACTCTGCCCAAATTCAAACTAACTCTATTGATTTAACAACTTATGAATATGCGGGATCTAATGGTGCTGGAACAGTTAAGTGTCAATTTGCTAGTATTAAAGGCAATCTTGTCGTATCTTCCAGTGCTATTAATACTATAGCTATTGAGTATAACTTTGCAGCTGGGACATTTTCTGTAACACCTGTTGATTTTAAAGTACGTGATTTTGAATGGCAAGGTGACACATCCACTTACTACAATGACGAGGCTTCTCCAAGCTCTGATCGTAAGTACGATGCACAAAACACAGGCTGGAACACAGGTAACGGTTCACCAACAGACCTTACCAAACGTCTAACACATCCGTGGTACTCAGGCAAAGATTCAAGTGGCAATTATAGTGCAGCTGAGTTTAATAAAATTTACGGCGGTACAACACTTACAGGTAATGGCCATTATATTTTAGATTTCTTCACAAAAGATCGTGCTACAGCCTCTGGTATAACTGGACTTACTAAATCAACAGAACCAGAAAACACTCGTTTCCGTTGTGTAGAGTCTTTTGCTGGTCGTGTGTTCTACGCTGGTCTTGAAAGTGCTAGGAATGCTGGTACTATCCTGTTCTCTAAACTTGCTGAAACTATTGATGACCTAGGTATCTGCCACCAAGTAAACGATCCAACATCAGAAGAGGTAGCACAGCTTCTTCCAACAGATGGTGGTGAAATAGTTATACCTGATGCCGTTAAAATTCAAAAACTTTATGCCTATCAAAATGCTCTGTTTGTTTTTGCAGAGAATGGTGTCTGGCAGATTAACGGTGTAGACGGTGTTTTTAAAGCCGACGCTTATTCAATTAACCGTGTGTCTCGTGTTGGTCTTTTGAACCCAGAGACATTTATTGCTGCAGAAGGCGCTCCGTTCTGGTGGTCACGCTTTGGTATTCATACCTTGCAAACAGACCCCGTGTCAGGTCAAGGTCAAGAACAAAACTTGACACTTGGAAGTATTCAAAGCTTTTGGGATAATATTGAGTCAGCGGCTAAACTAAAAACTGTATCTACTTACGATAGTATTAACCGTCGTATCTATTGGGCATATCCAAATGACGGAGAGACAGTAGAAGCTAAACTAAATAATTTTTTAATTCTAGACATTCCTCTTCAAGCATTCTATCCTTGGAAGATTTCAGATCAAGACACAAACACTAACTGTGTTGTTGAGCTTGCGTTTTACTCAGGCTATGGTGCTGGTGCTCTTGAGCTAGACGTTACAACAAACTCAGGTGCAGATGATGTTGTCACCTCAGCTGGTGACGATGTTGTGTCTACACAAATCTCAACCTTCACCACAGGTGACCCAGCTATTGTCCTTATCTGTCGTAACGGTGCTGACAATAAAATTACCTTTGGTGGATTCACGAGCATCGGTTTCTTAGACTGGGGTACTGCTAACTATGTGTCGTATGCTGAGACAGGTTATGATTTTATAGGCGATGCAGTCCTTAAGAAAAACGCACCATATATTGTCACGTACTGTCGTCTAACTGAGACAGGCTTTACAGGGAACGAGGCTATTGGCTACGAGGCTGTACGTCCATCCTCTCTTACAGTAACCAGTGCTTGGGATTTTAAAGATACATTTACAACACCTCAGGAAGTTTATCGTAAAAAGTATCCAGTAATTGTTGACAGCAATAACTTAAACGTGTATGATTACCCTGAGGATGTGATTACTTCTCGTACTAAAATCCGTGGACATGGGCGTTCTATGCGGTTAAGGTATGAAAGTGAACAAGGTAAAGACTTCGTTCTAATTGGATGGGGTATGATTCAAGGAAGAAACCCAAGGTTCTAAATGACAACTGCAATAAGACCTATGAAGGAAAGTGATCTACTAGATGTTTTAATACTAGCTAAGGAATTTTCTAGAGAAGCCCCTAAATCACATAAGTGGTCACCAGAAAAAACAAAAGACTTTTTATTATCTGCTATTAATAATACTAACATGGAAGTGTTTGTTTCAGATAAAGACGGAGAAATAAACGGAGCTATTGTTTGTCTAGTAACTGAAATGTATATGTCAAGCACTGTAGTAGCTTCTGACTTAGCTTGGTTTGTAAGTAAAAATTCTAGAGGTTCATCATCTTCGATAAGACTCCTTAAGACATTCGAAGATTGGGCTAGATCAAAAGGTGCTGACTATATTTGTATGGCTGATATAGAAGGTATATCAAATCTCTCTAACCTTTATTCTAAAATGGGTTATTCTATCTTTGAAACTACGTATATGAAAGAGGTTTAAATGCCAGCCGCAACAACAATCGCAATCATAGGTGCAACTACCGCCGTAGCAGGTACAGCTTACGCAATTAACAAGCAAGAGAAGGCTGCAAGTGCTGCACGTGCTGCGTCTAGTGCGCAGCAAAACCAACAAAAGGTTCAAGCCGACCAGACTCGTCGTAGAGCTTTCCGAGAAGCACAACAAAAAAGAGCAATGCTTGCAGCTAATGCACAAGCACTAGGTGTTTCAGGCGGGTCTGGTGTTGCTGGAGGCGGTGCTTCATTCGCATCTCTCTTTGGTTCAGCGTTAGGGTTCTCTTCTCAAATGACTGGGCTGTCTAGGGAGATAACGTCCTTTGGTGCGGCTCAACAAACAGCCCTTTCTCAGGCACAAATGGGTTCCTCTCTTTCTAATCTTGGTTTAACTGCCTTTCAAAACAGTGAACAAATTAGTGGTTTATTTACATAATCTTAAGAAGTAGGACATATGGCAACAATACTCAACCAGAATGGTCAGGCTACTATCTTAGGCGACGAGCCAGATCAAAAGCCTAAGACAACAGCGGACCCTCGTTCAGCTTCTACTGAGCGTAGGGATACAGCTATACTAGGTGCCACTGGTGAGTTGCCAGAGGACACCGAACTAACAGTAACTGATATTTCAAATAGAGTTAATACAGCCCTAGCTTCTTCTGTCAGTAAGTACATCGAAGAAGAAAAGGATGTAGAAGAAGCTGCAGAGGACATCGAGGATCAGGCCAAGAAGGGTGCTGATCTTATTAGTCTTACAGATTACTTTGATAACTCCTTTCATGCTATGGACAACCCTACTCTGTCTGCAGCTGCTAACCTTTCGTCAATCAAATACCAGCTGACTGTCGAAAAACTAACAGACGCTATACAAGAACGCACAGCTGAAACAGGGGCAGGTACTGTAATCAACTGGTTTGATCGTTACATTTTACGACAGTTTCCTATTGGTGCCTTTGAGCAAGTACGAATGAAACGTAAGAATGTTTCAGAAGAGTTTGCACGAGCTATTGCTGGCAACATGTCTGTTGAGGAATACAACACTCTTCTTGATACAAAGATAGAAGAGTACTTAAACCAAGGTATTCTTTTCAGTGACAACCCATTTGCTGCCTCAGAACTATTACAAACAATAGAAGAGTTTGGTAACGATGACCTTGCTGTAGCTGAGGCAATTCTTGCGGCTACTGATCTGTTCCCTATTGCAGGTGGTGTCGTCAGTATTGGCGGTAAAGCAGTTAAGGCTGGTAAGAAAGTATCAGAAGTCCGTAAGATTGCTAAAGCACTAAACGATATCTCTAAGTCGCCTACTGCAGCTACACGTGCTGGTGCTCTTAATGGTGCGGAAGCTGCCACAGACGTAGCAGAGAAGATAGCCAAGAAGACAGATGACCCCGAAAACCTAGCAAGTATGGGTCCGAGTATTGTTGACCCTATCTCAGATAATGCACCTGTCCGTCCACTAGGCAGTGCTGCAGCCAATAACCATACAGCAACACGTCTTACTCAAGAAGTCTTTGAGTATACCCGTAGGTTCCTCGGGGATATATACGATACTGACTTGATTAATACCTATATCACTACACGGGTTAATAATATCGCACAGTCGATAAACCGTGGTGTCATGGATATCAAGTTAAATCAAGAGCAAAACAGTTTAACTATGTTATTTGGTAACCCCAAGACAGGTAAACCAATGACAAAGAAAGCAGCTGAACGTTATATCGAAGATATGCCAGAGGCTTCTATCGTTCCAATGGGTAACAACAGGTTTGCCGTACAGGTTTCTGAAGTTGTACCTATGGATAACTTTATCAAAACAAATAAGTATGCAGAGCTTCTAAAGATTGAGGGTGTTACAGGCAAGTGGTTTGCTAAGTTATTTCAAAAACTACCCACCACAGGCTATCACCTTATTGATAACGCAGATGCAACAAACCTAGCCTATCGTTCAGAGTCTGCAGCTGTACGTATTGGACAGTTAAGTAAGCCGTACATAGATAAAATAAATAAGTTATCGGCTCGTGAGATTGATGACGTATCAGACATTATTAAAAACCTACAATCAGGTGACTTAGCATCTCAACGTAACTGGTTTACTGATGATGATTTCGCTGACCGTTGGGCTGCATTGCACCAAGGACAAGAACCATCTCAAAAAGTTATTGACGGTTATCGTGCTCTTGTAGATTTAGCTGATCATACATACCAACTACGCGCTACAAGTATGCTTCGCAGAATGCAAGCTAATGGATACCGTCGTATTGTTGTCAAGGTTGGCGGTGAAGATACGTACCTAGCTGCCAAAAAGGTAGACAAGATACCTGATGATGTCAAATGGTTTATTGATGCACAGACAGGTGCTCGTTTCACACGTGATGATTACGATGGCCCTATAGCAAATATCTTTAAAACAGATATGGACATTGGCGGTAATCAGTATGTAGTAGATACACGTGTAGTACGTCCACTTGAGCCTGAGGATGTCTTAGGTTATAACGCAGGTGGTCCTCGTGTAAACCCTGAGGCTACAGATTTCATTGTCTTGTTAGATAAAGACAACAAACCGTTGAAGGTAGCTCTATCTGCAAGCTCCAGTAAGTCTGCAGCAAAAGCAAGAGATCAGCTGAACAAACTATATCTAGCAAAGAAAGCTGGTGTCTTAACTGATGACCTACTTGTAAAGAATAATGACTGGAATAAAAGCCTAACAACAGTAGAAGAGTTTGATGTTTGGTTAGATGAATCTAAAATCTACTTAGATAAAGATGATTTAAAGTTTGTAAGCAAACATCGTGACGAAAGTGTGTTCTCTATTTCTGATGATGATGCCTTTGTACCTAACGCATCACTAACAGAGTTTGCAATTTATTCCAATCGTCGTAACGATAAACCTTTGACACACTTTGGTGGCCTTGGTACAGCTAACGACAGCCCTATTGGTGCTATTCTAAACCAAGTAAATACTGAAAGCAGACGTTTAGCCTTTAGTAATTACAACGACGCTATCCAAGTATCTCTTGGTAAGAAGGTAAAGCAGATTGCAGACCCGAATAGCTCAAGCAAAGACTATCGTAAGTACTACCGTGATATGGAAAAGTGGCTTGACGTAAGCAAGACAACAGATCCTGTCATCAGAAAACTACATGATAGAAAACGTATCACAGAATTACGTATGGGTGCAGAGGGTTTTGGGGATCGCTGGGCGCAGCGTCTAGCTGACAGTGCATCAAACCTTATCTATGATATAAGAGGCGTAAAGTTCAATGTAGATAACCCAAGTCACTTGCTAACTAACTACGGGTTTAAGACTACGTTCTTTGCAGATCCGTTCCAAATGCTTCTACAGTCTGCACACTCTATTAACATTGTAGCTATGGCTGGACTTGAGGACGGACTTCAAGGTGCTGTCATGGGTAACTACCTGCTCAAGTCCTTAAAGCTTGACGGTAAAGAACTAGACATCATGCTTGATCGTATGGGTAAACAGTTTGGATACTCTAAGAAAGAAATGACAGAGATCCGTCAGTTGTTTATTGATTCAGCTAGGTATGAAGTAGACCCGACTAACATTGCAGAAGGCTTTCAAGCACCAACAAACTCTTTGTCTCGTGCTAGAGAGAAGGGTACACGTGTAGCAATGAATACTCTCAACAGGGGTTGGGAGAAAACAATGAATGCTGGTATGTACTTCTTCAATAAGGGTGAACAGATTACTCGCGTAACATCCTTTGGTGCAGCCGTTCGTAAGTGGAAGGCCCAGAACCCTGAGTTGTCTATCCTAAGTCCTGAGGGACGTGCTTGGGTTATCAACAAAGAACAAGCCTATTCACTCAACATGACAAATATGAGTAAGGGTGACGTTCAGCAAGGCTTATTGCGTATACCTACGCAGTTCTATAGCTATATGCTTCGGTCATTCGAAGGTATCTTTATCGGCAAGGACCTTACAAAAGCTGAACGAATGAAGCTTGCTGTTATGGTTGGCCCATTCTTCGGAATGACTGGGGTAGGCTTAGGTAATGGTTCATCTGCAGCATTAGACGCAATGAACAGCTATCTTCCTGATAGTCTTCAACTGGAGTCTGGTGGGGATGTACACCGTCTTATTAAGAACGGACCTGTTGATGCTCTGTTTGCTTGGGCTGATGATAAACTGTTTGGCGATATTGCACCAGAAGTATCCGCAGCCAGTCGTCTGTCCCTAGGTGATGGTGTCATTGATACCTTCCGTCATTATCGTGATGCCAATGTCTTTGAGATTATAGGTGGTGCTGGTGGCGGTAAGGCTGGTTCAACACTTGTAGACTTTGCTCAGATACTAGGGTCTATTGCTCGTGGCGACGAGATCCTAATAGGAGAGAGAACACTAGAGTTATTTAGAAACTTTAAGTTCATCGACAACCTAGCTAAAGCAAAAGGAATTATACAGAACCAGATCTATTCATCAAAGTCTGGTAAACGTTTTGATGCTAACTTTACTACGATGGATGGTATCTTTGCTGCCGTTGGTATCCCTCTTGAGGAAGTTCAAACACTCTACGATGCTGATGATATAATCTATAACAATCAAAAGGTGTACCGTGAGTACTCTAAAGAGATTGACAACAGGATAAATCTATTCTGGGATGCTATCAATGAGAGAGATGCGGAAAAAGCAAACGAAATACTTACAAGCATCGAACTTTCTGTCAGCCGTATGACAGGACTACCTCCTGAGTTAAGGGGTAAACTTCAAAAACAAGTAATGCAAGGCTTCTCTGATACAACTACATTTGAACGTGTTGATAAACTACGTACAATGGGTCTTGACACAGAAGCAGAATCCTTACTCAACATAACAAGGTAAACTTATGTCAGTATTTAGTCCTACTCTTGACACACAAATAGGCTTCGAACAGCCAGTACAGGCACCACGTGCTTATAATCCTCTTGGTGATGTTGCAGACCTAGCCTCTAATTTCCTAAAGGCTAACGCTAAGACTGCATCTCAAGGTTCTGTGGAATCTTCGGCTATTGCTGGGTTTAACCGAGAAATAGAACGATTGAAAGACATGAAGGAACAGGGTGTTTCTGCAGGTAAGATTAAAGTAGAAGCAGATAAAGCCTTAATTGCCTTAAAAGGGGTAGGACTTAAAGCAATACCAGACTATGTTCAGGCAGACTATCAAGCTGTTACTGGTGTATCCTTTGAGGCATCCTCTTACGATAGCGAAGAAGACTTTATAAAACAACAAACTCTGTCTAGTGAATTGGGTAGAAGCTTGCGTCTTGGTGTTAAGGCACAGAACCCTTCATTTACAAACGAGGAAGTAGAGAGTGAAGTTATTCGTCGAATCTCAGAGACAGCTTTACATGAACAAAGTGTTCAACTTGAGAATGCTAAAGCTTCCGCGGGTCTTCCTGTAAACTCAACACCTATCGTCCAAGCTATTCAAAACGATTTCAATACCCTAGCAACTAAAATTGCAGAGTTTCAGGCAGACGGTATTATAACAAGAGAAGAGTTTCTATCTGCATCTACTTCTGTACGGGCTTTGGTTTCAACTAAGTACGCAAACTTTAATAACAACCTAGAAGTTAAGTCAGTACAGGATCAGATGTTTGGTCTTATTGATGACATCGGAAAAGGTGTGTCAGTAGACCCCATTGATGTTCAATTAGATGCTGTTCAAATAGCTTTACAAACATCAGGGTTTAATCCAGCAACAATAGGAACAGTACGTTCTCTTATTAAAACAAACCCTGAAAAGTTTGAGCAAATCATTAGAGATAAGCTTGACCCTAAGGGAGAGAAAGGTAAAACTTTTGTTGATGCCCTAGTAGAAGTATGGGACGCTAAGTCACCTGAGATGAAGCTTGAGAATATCTTCAACAGCCCACCAAATACAACACCAACTCAGACAGGTGGCAACCCTGCTTTATTTGATATCCCGAAAGTTCAAGAGAATCCAGATGCGTATCAGAAAGCTGTCTCTGGTTTCAGTCAAGTGGCTGCAGCTGCATCACCTAAGGCTGTCCGTGAGAATGAAGCGGTACGTAACTCATGGCTAAACACCATGAATGTCACCTCAAGTCTTATTGCTTCACAATCTGACTCTTTCTTGCTGGGTGACAAACTTCTTAACCAGTATATACCAGCAAGCATGGTACCTATTCTAGAGGCAATCTACCAGACAGACGACATTAATGCGGCGCAGACAAACAATGCTATTCAAGAGGCTTTGTCTTCTGAACGTATTCGTCAAGAAAACTTACTAAACTCTAAGCTTGCTAACACAGACACACCTGAGGGCCAGAATCTTGTCATTGATCCTGAGACAGGTGTTCTCACACTAAACGTAACAACCTTTGAAAAACGCTTTAAGAATGTACCACAAGGTGATCGCAGAATTAAAGAGCTTCGTGAGGTAAACAAACGTATCCAAGATGTTGGTGGGCTTGAGGCTTTCTTTAATCTTACAGATAAACGTCGGTCAGAGATCTTAGGTGGTAGTAATCTAGAGCGTGTGTTCTTGTCTAACATGGGTGAGGTGTTCAGGCTGTCTAAGAACCTTAAACTGATTGATAAGAAGCTAAGTGGCCTTCAAGCCTTAGAAGAAAAGTACCCTCAAGCTACTCAGTCATTCCGAGACTCTCAGATTAAAGAGGGTGTTAGCGAAGTTATTAGTCAAGTAATAATAGAACAGACCCAAGAAATAGTCGTAGACTCTGCGTCTAAACTAGGGTCACAAACAAACCCACATCAAGTGGCAACACAGGAGGAAGTACTTGCGTTACCTCGTGGCGATCACTTTGTTTACACTGGTGATGGTGGTACCGACTCAACAGGCAACCTCATCGTTTTCAAAAGGTAGGCTAATGGCAGAGAATTTCTTAAGTGAGTTCCGTCGGGCTGGAGTTATAGCTGTCAAGAAAGTTTCGGAACAGTCTGAGCCTATGGCTTTGACTATATCTCAAGGTACACGTGCCGAATTTGCACCTACAGCTGATATGTATAATATCTCTATGGACTTTAACTCCACTGAGGGTGGTCGTGGTACAGAGGTTATTATCCCAGACAACGCAGGACCAGAGGTTCGTCAAGCTGCCGAAAGATTTAACCAACTTGTTGTAGACTTTGCAGCAAAGCATGGATACTCAGGCTACAGGAACAGGGGTGTCAAGACTAGAAGTGAAAATAAAAGGGGTGTTAGAAATACGATACATGCTGAACCCTTCTTCACTCAAGACGCACAGATGGAAAAGATCATCAATGAAAACATAGCTGAGTTTTCTAAGCTTTATACAAATGCCTTTGGTAATTTGTCAGCAAGACTTGTAGCACCACATGGTGTAACAAAGAAGGGTAGACAAGACAGAGGTGCTGTGTCTAAAACATTCACGGACGAATTGACATTTGGTAATCTTATTCTATCAAACCTAGGTTCTTCCTTACCTTCTGCACAACAAAACGAAACAGACCAGATCTTCAACCAGTCTTTGTCTGCGTTACAGAGTATTGCAGACCCAACTATGGCTAGACAAAAATTAAAAGAGACTTGGACTGGATTTAATTATTTGACAGACCAAGAATTGGATGGTATAATTGGAGAACTACAGTCATTCAAGGGTGGTTCACAACCTAGCATGGGTGGATCTGTACAAGAAATAAACTACCGTGGTGACGGACCAACAGATATAAACCCTAATTAATTGTAGAGAGTTCTACGCAGAACAATGAAGAAACTATACCTAACCTTAGCTTTACTAGTGGCTCTGTCAGGGTGTCTCAACCCTCTATCCCTACTGTCAGGAGGTAGTAGTGGCCCTACTCTTAATGCTAATGTACAGGCTGGTAAGGAAAACAACCAGTCAGCTGTTGACCAGAGCCGTGATATCTCAGGTGAAAACGTTAGTGTCAATCAGTCTTCTGGTAACTTTAGTCTTGGTGGTGAGGTTGATAGTGTCAAAGTTCTGAACCAAGACATACCTATGTGGGTCATACTTCTTCTTGTCCTAGGCTGGGTTCTTCCCTCACCTAAGGAAATCTGGGTGGGCCTACTAAAGACAATAACATTAGGGCGGTACCGTGGCTAAACGTTTAGACAAATCTAAAATGAAGTGTAACTCACCTAAGAGTACACCTGATCATCCTACCAAATCACATGTTGTCAAGGCATGTGCTGATGGTAAAGAGAAGATCATTCGTTTTGGACAACAGGGTGTGAAGGGTAGTCCTAAAGGATCTGCTCGTAACAAAGCATTCAAGGCACGACATGCCAAGAATATTAAAAAGGGTAAGATGTCTGCAGCTTACTGGGCTGATAAGGTGAAGTGGTAATAATATGTCTGTTGATTTCTTAAGAGACTTTAATACTGTAGGTTTTATAAGCAAGGCTACCTCACCTGTAGCTGCAGCATTAGACGAGTACAGCCCAGAGATTCAGGCTGCAATTAGTAGCGCAAGCAGATCTGTAGCTGAGACAAATAGTTTATTTAAACAGGGTTTAATTAAAGCTCAAGGCCTTATGCTTGAGGGTGGTGAGGCTGTCGCAGGTGCTGCGCAAGACGTAGGACAGGCAGTTAGTAACGTAGCACAGGATGTAGGACAAGCTGCACAAACTGCAGGTCAGGTTATACAGGATACAACGGCACAGGCTATTGATCCAGCTGGTTTTGTCATGGATACAGTTCAAGGTATGGGTGAACAAGCACTTGAGTTTGCTCAGGATGTAGGTGGTAAGGCAGTTGAGGTAGGTTCTGATCTTGCCTCTGATGCTGCCAAAGGTATTAAACGTCTAAGTAAAGCTGCGTATGATGCACTACCAACTAAAGAGAAAATAATAGAGGACCTTAAGTTTACATCACAGGCTATTACAGAGGGTGCTAAGAACGCACCAGCTGATGTAGCTGCCGCCGCTGTAACACTTAGTAATTATGCCAAAACATTCACGTCACCTGTCGCACAGAACTTCATCAATGACATTATACACGTGTCATTATACAAAGGTGAAAGGTTTGACCCATACACTGGAGAGTTCTATACAGTAGATCTTAAAGAAGTAGAACAAGAACCTATTACCGAGGATTACTTCACGCCTACAACTATAGACTTCCTTAAAAAGATGGCTAGGGATAAGGGTCTTAAAGGACCTAACCAAACTGTTTCATTTGAAAAAGAAGAAGTGTATAACTACCTTACAAAAGAAGGCTCTGGTGTCAAGGTAAATCAGACAAAAGGTGGTGCGTCTAAAGAGGATATCATTAAAAGCCTAGCGGAAAGAAACCCAGCTGACGAGGTTAAGCTTATCTTAGGTTCTTTTAGTATCTCTACTGATGAGAATGGTGAGATAAAAATCACAGATATGTTTGATTACAATGAATGGTACCATCCTGTAACTGAAAAAAAGTACACAGCTGACGAGTTTGAAGAAGCATTTAATGCTGGTGAGTTAGGCACTATGGATGAACTTATATACAAGACTATAAAAAAGCATGGTCTTGGGTATTCATCCGCACGTAGTATTGGTTTCTTGCTAGGTAGTCGTGGTTATGAGAATGAAGATCTTATTAAACAGTTTAGTACAGGACGTAGGAGTAATATCAGCTTGGGTAATGTAAGTGATCTATACACATACGCACCAGAAAAATCACCAAGACCCAAGGTAAGACCCGAACAATGATGGAAACTATTGACCTCGTAATGCAGTGGCTCGTGGCCCCTATCGTCGTCGTTGTCTGGTATTTATTTAACACAGCAAATAAAACTGCAACCGATGTGGCTGTGCTTAAGGCTCAGTTAGATTCCTCTAGGGTCTCTCACGATAGAGAGATGAAAGAGATGAAGGAAACTATCAAGGCTATCTTCAACAAGCTTGACAGCATAGAGCAGTCACTAAGGGATCACCGTTAGATGGACCCTCTATCTGCCTTAGCTATGATTAAGACAGGAATTAGTGCAGGTAAGACACTGGCCTCTATGTCTAAGGATATAGTTGGCTTCTTCGATGCTGTCGATGGTGCTAAGAAGGAACACCAAAAGAAAAAGGATAGTATCTTTTCTAGTTCAAATGAACAGGCACTAGACACATGGATGAAAAAGCAACAGGCTATCGAGGCTGAGGCTGCACTGAGAGAAGTGATCATCAATCAGAGAGGGTACCAAGCCTATCAGGATCTCCTGAAGATCCGTAAAGAGATTGCACAGGAAAGAAAAGAACAAGAACGTCAGGCTAAACTTGAAGCCGAAGAGCTAAGAGCAAACATAGAGGTTGCGGTGGGTGTAGTTGTTGTCTGTATAATTATTGCTGTCTTGTGCGCAGCCGTACTACACTTCAAGGGATACTTTTAATGGCTACAGTTTTAGACAGTTGGAAAGTATTACCACGGCTAATGATGTTAGCCTTTACGATCATGTCTTGGAGAGTAGTCGAATGGTTTATGCAGTTACCAGATCCTACTACACAACAAACATCTCTTGTCTCCGTCTGCATGGGTGCAGCTACAGGGGCGTTCGGGATCTGGATGTCGAAGGAAGTAAAGTAATGCCAGTAAATAAGGTGGAAGGTGGTTACCGTTGGGGTAGATCAGGTAAAATCTACAAGACAAAAGCCGAAGCAGAAAAACAAGGACGTGCTATATATGCTTCGGGCTACGGGAAAGGAAAACCAAAGAAGAAAGCTAAGAAAAAGGCCTAAGCTTTATCACCCCAGTAAACACACTGATAGTTTTTTATAACGTACTTCTTGTCCTCGTAGATCTTTATACCCTCGGCTAAGATCTGGTAACACTCCTCTTGTGTCTTAGCTAACACGGTAGAGGACTGTCCAGAACAAATAGACAAATCAGAAGTACATATTAACAGGACTGCGGTAAACATCTAGCTTTCCTCTGCATGTTCAATAAGAAAGTCTAAGTAGTGTCGAGCTTTCTTTAGGTCTTCAACGCCGTTCTTATGTGCCCAGCGTGTAACATACTTAACGACGTTACCTTCGCAGAACCCTAGTTCATTAGCCATGATATAATCAATAGGCTGTATTGTTTGGATCTGATAGTGGTCACCACCAATTTGAAACTTCTTAGCTGTCATTGTATAATCCTTAGGTAAGGGAGAGTAGCACTAAACTACTCTCTCTTTTTTTATGGTTATTTGAGGAAAATCTCAATGGCTGCTACTACGGTTACGAATAGTGCGTATGCTTCTAGTCCTGTCATGTTATCTCCTATGCTGTCAGGTCTACAATTTCACAGACATCACCTGAACAGGCCATTGTCTGCATAGCTACGGTGTTATCAGACTTCTCGTAGTTTGTCAAGAGGGTCCAGTCAATTTTTTCTGGCATCAACTTAGCTAACTCTTCGTACTCTGACTTGCCGATCTCTTGGTATGGTGCCTGTTGGTACGTGTGTTCGTTGTATGGCAAGAAGGATACCCCTGACATTTCATCGAAGTGTTCGTAGACAAATGCACCCACCTCAAACCACTCGTCCTTACGGACATTGATAGTGACTGAGGGTTTGTGTTCGCACCAGTGACGTTGGAATGTCAACCATGTCTCAAGTTGTTCAATAGCTGTCAGGTCTTCGGTAACAACAGCACCAGCTGGGGCCTTGACAGGGAACGAGAACACAGTTGTCTGGTCAGGTTTGAACACATCAGGTTCGTTAGGGATACCTTGGTCAATCATAAACTGAGTCAAGGGGTCTTTGTTATCTCCTCTGACGGTTCTAATATAGTAGTGGCTATGCCGTGCGTGGATACCACTGGCCGAGTCAACGAGTTGCGAGACAGTTCCACTAGGTTTAACGCATGTAATAGCAGCAGAAGACTGAATGCCAAGCCGATCAGCCAGTTCATTGTTTGTGACAACAGCCACACTACGAAGATGTTCAAGAGTTTTAGGTAAGCCAACATTCTTACTCGTCAGTAGTGGGTTATCCATTATCCCTGTGAGGGACACACCGAGCAGTCGTTCCTCTTCGGTATTTCGCTGCCACACTTTTCGCAAGTATGGAAACTTGGTGTAAGTGGACTGAACGGTTCCGAGAATAGTTGCCAAGCGAACCTTTCGTTCCAAGTCGTCGATGTTATCTGTCGCACGTACAACAACCTCAGTGAGATTGCAGAACTGATACGGACGTAGAATGATTTCACTGCAAGGATTAGTCCCGAACTCATGGTCAGGGTCACGCCGCCCAAACTTTGCAGCTTGTTTCTTAGAAGCTTCACGGTTAAATACTCCTCGTTCTCCTGAGCCTGACTCAACCAAGGCCATCCACTCACGCATGAAGGACAGGCTGTCAGGCTTCTCTGTATATGACACTGAGTTATTAGCTAGTGCCCGTTGCGGGTTGTGTGTCCACCAGTCACCTGACTTGGCGTGACGCATACGATCATCTGACAGGTTAGACAGAGAGATCATAGCACTGCGACGTACACCACCAACAACTACTACCTCACCGATCTTACACATCAGGTCATGGCATTCGATAGATGACAGCTTACGTCCCTGTGCTTCCTTGAAGATCTTAACTGCGAAGTTAAACAGATCAACAAGAGGGGCTGGACCTGAGGCACGACCACCGAATGTCTTTAGTCGTGCACCTGCAGGACGGACAAGACTTACGTCCCACTTAGGGATTTCACCAGCCCAGAGGAGTGCTAGTAGTTGACGGAAAGCCTTAGCCCACCCTTCCTTACTGTCCTTGACGACGATGGTAGTCTCACTGACGAACAACTCAGGGACCTCAGGAAGCTTACTGATGAACTGACGTTCAACACTGAACCCAACACCAGTACCACAGAGAAGGATGAACATAGCCTCATCGAAGGACTTCGGGTCATCTACGGGTAAGTAGCTGCAGTTATAACCAGCTGTGTTGTCACGTGCCAAGGCAGGGCCAGCTGTCATCATGGCTCTCATAGATGGCATGACTTCTAGGTTAAGGATAGACTGTTCAATTTGATTGACATAGCTGTCATCACCTAAGACAGGACGGACAACATTATCCATGTAACGTTTAACTGTTTCAGGCCATGACTCACGCCCCTTACCGTCAATGTAACGAGCATAACGCGAAGTATGAATGAAAGATTGGTAGTCAGTTGGTAGATAGTTATTTGTCATTAGATCCTCGCTTCTCTAAGTCATCCTTCATCCAGACCAAACGGTCAATGTCACAGCGGTTAATACCAATGTCACGTAGCTCTAGGTCTGACAACATGTTTAATTCTTTTATTACTCGTCGGTGTGCTCTCCAAGTTTGAATGTACTTAAGGAACCGCCATACCCATTTAGGTGCTGCAACAATCATCGCTTATCTCCTGATCCTTTTAAAGTACCACGTTCTTTACGACCATGTAGTTTCTCTAGGTTAGCTAATGCAATGTCGTGTAAGTCAATGTTTAAGTCACGAGACAGAGCCGCTACGTACCAAAGGACATCCCCAATCTCGTCAGCAATACCTTGACGATCAAAGTTGTCATCACGTAGGATCTTCTTAACTTTGTTGGCCACCTCACCAGCCTCTGCAGCTAGGCCTAAGGCAGGGTAGAGTATAGCCTTTGTTGAATTATAGATAGCTGTTTTAGCTGCCATCTTTTGGTACTCATTCAAGTCCATCTTTTCTTTATACATTTCGCTATAGTATTCCCAAGCGTTCAAGTCAGACTCATTAATCATTCTTCCCACCTTTCGATTTCTTCTTCTTCATTAGTTGTGTCCACGTATTCTTTAGGGTCAAGCAATCCTTCGTCAACCAGTAATCTGATAACGTGCTCAACGGATATATCATTCTCCTCAAGCAACCATTCAAGGTCAAAGTCTTGAGCCAAGGTTCGTATTTTACTATCAAGATCAAACATTGTCAAGACCTTTTCTCCTTAATCCATGACATAGGAATAGTTTCCCTAGCGTATTTAAAACCATGTTGCTCACACCAAGCAGCGTATGTAGACTTAGAACCTTTACTTATCTTGGCGTTAGGGTTACTAAAGACAAAACGTATGTCATACTCAGGGTGTTGCTCTTTTACCTTCAAGTGTTTTGCTCTGTCTGATGGTAAGAATCGTCCCTTAGTTTCTATTATAATACCGTTTGGTAGTATGAAGTCAGGGGTGTATACCTTGACATCTGGTTGCCACTGGATCTTAAGTGTTTCGTATTCAAACTTAACCTTAAGCTTTCGTAGATAGGCAGCTGTCCTCTTCTCTAGTCCTGATCTATAACGCACTTAGGCGGCTCCCATATTTGATTTGGATGACGACGTAACCATAGCAGTACCCCATTCTCTACTACACGTTCTTCTTCTCCACCGTAAGCACGTAAACACTCTTCGTATAGACAGGCCTCATTGTCACAGTCATCTAGCATCTTCTTAGCTTTAGCTGGTCCAACACCGTATAGTCCTACGATATTATCTGCTCTGTCACCAGTAAGAATCTGAGTATAGAAAAACTTTAACCCTTCAAACTCAGAAACTTTAGTGAACTTTCCCTTAGTTGGATTGTAGTGACCACAAGGAATCTGTAACATATCTTTATCTACAGACACAATGATTGTATCATCGAGGTTCTTTGTTGCTTCAATACCAATTAGGTCATCAGCCTCTTCACCATTAGATACAACAGCCTTCCAATTCTTAACTAGGTGTTTTCTAATACCAGCTAAGTGTTTAGGTTTCTCTACGTCTTTTCGGTTACCTTTATATGGGTGGCTAACTGCATAGTCATAACGATAGTTTCCTTTTCCAGTAAGGAAAACTTTGTAGTCAGACTCACTTGGTTCCCAAAGAATATCCTCTATTGCCTGAGTAAGTAAGTCATCTACTTTATCAATAGCATCCTCAAGGCTTTCATCCTCACAAGAAAAGGATGCACGATAGGCGAAGATGTCCCCATCAATCAGGATCTTTGGTGCTGTTTGCTTTTGTTTTTTCTTTGGCACGTTGACGTTCCTCTTTTGTCATTGGTCTGATGTCTGTAAAGTCATCAGCTTGGGGCCATTCGTTGTCGGGTTGTACTTTCTTAGCTCTGTCAATAAACCACTCGTCAGGTAGTGGCTTACGTCCATCAGGTAGCTTCGTCATTCTCGTACCTCACATGATCTTCGATGAAGTCATACACCAAGCCCATGTCTAGCTTGGCTGCGGCGCAGTATAGGGCTAACGTTAAGCCTTCCTCTGCTAACAGTCCACGGGCATGTGCATCCATGTGAAACTGATAGGTGGCACTACCATCTTCATGTTCCTCTATGGTTTCGACACCAATCATACCTACATCTTTATTCATCATTCTTCTCCATCAGTGCTTCCCAAGACACAGGGAATAGTTTAGACATCTCTGAGCTGATCTGATCGGCTACCAGACGTGACTCGTATTGTGTGTCCTCTTTGCAACGTAGGTGACACATGGAAGCAAAGGCATCTAGAGAACCTGACCAGTACCACTCGGTCATCATAGACTGAGGCAGTACCATACGTGCTTGCTCTGGTGCTACTCCTTCACCTAGTAGATAGTTGTATGTGGCAAAGGCCCAAGTGTTTGTCTTAGACAAAGCTCTCATACTATGTCCTGTTATATTAACAACACCATTGCTGCCTTGTTTCTTGTCTTCACTCTTACCACGCCACTCAGTTGGCATATAGAACTCAGGTTCATCATCAACGTAACGACGACTGATTTCATTCCACCGTAGAAACTTGTGCTTGACTAACTGACGTGCCACGAACACTGGTGCTTTAACGTGGAACGATGCAAAGGCATGACCGAATGGGCTAATGTGCTTGTGTTGGGCTAGATAGCGGATCAGCTTCACGTCACGTTGATGTAATGCTTTCTCTAGTGGGCCATTAGTATCAACCCCAGAGTAAATGTATTCACTTTTCTTACCAAAGCTAACACGTGCTGCGTTTACTACAGACAGGTCACTGCCCATGTGGTCAATGTAAGTTGCTGTAATCATTATACTACCCCATTAAAGGACAGGGCCATTACAGCCCTGCCTGTTGTCTTACCAAGCGTCTTCTAGTGAACGCTCTTCGTAGGGTACATGCTCAATGATGCCTACCTTTTCTAAGCGAACGGATGCAGTTGATCCTTCCCCATAGATAGATATTTTTACTGCAGCCTTGGTTCCGTTACCAAGTTCTCCCTCTGCAATAAAATCCCACGGCATGTTGCTCTTACCTTGCGTAACTTTAGGTGCACCACCAAAGTCTTCGATACCAGATGGGTGTACGTTGGGACGCTTTAGTTTAACACCTAGTCGGTTATCAGCATAGCTATATTCTTTGATCATCTTGTTACCCATAGATACTTCTGGATAACCTAGATCAACCATACGCTGTAGTTCTTCGTTATCTTTTGGGATAAAGATAGTGTTGAACTGACCTTGTGTCTTCTCATGGTACTCGCTGTCGTCCATATTACCTTCGTGTAGACGTGCGTAATATAGTTCACCTTCAAATGTACCGAACTTAGTTTGTTTCTTAGCCAATTTTATTCTCCTTTATTGACTGATGTTTTACTTACATATACTTTATTTCTTGGTTTGTCAAGAGTAAAGATACAAAAGAACACAAATAGTTATGACCATCATCATTAGTGTGTGTCTCTCCAGTTCTTGCCGATGTCAGTTGATCCAGCTAGTGGGCAGATCATATCAAACTTCTTACCTGTGTCAACGATAGACTCACGCTGGATCTCACCTAGTAATTCTGCGTCACGTTTACTGCCAGTAACTTCTGTTTGCCATTCGTCATGCGGCCATGTCACTAGCTTGTAGTCAATCCACTGACGTTTAGCACGATAAGTCCATTGAAGTGCTGCATGTTTCATGATGACTGCCTCACCATTCTGTAGCATACCAGCCAATGTCTTGTGTTGACTTGGTACTTTAACACGTCGTCCATCCAGACCTTTGAAACAACCACGTTTGGCAATCTCCGGTATGCGTTGCTTCTTTAGTTTAGATAAACCCTCAATAGATTCCATGAAGTTCTCTACGGCCTGACCTGCTTCTCGTTGGTTGACCTTTAGTATCTGTGCAATCTTAGCATTACCTGCACCTAGTAGGAAGGCATAGATGAATGTCTTAGCCATGTCACGTGTGATGTGTGACATACCTAAAGCCTTACGGTTCAGGTTATGGATGTCTGTCTCGTCCTCTTTCTTACCTGACACAATAGCATGAACGTACTCTTCTGAACGCATGAGATGTGCAAGTACACGTAGCTGGATACCCTCAGCATCTGTACCTACTAACCATGAACCTAAAGGGGCAGACCATAGTGCACGGAACTGACCGTCATACTTGGCCTTCACCTTCTCTACTTCTGTCTTAGGTTCACCATGAAACTCAGACGGAATGTTAGCTTGGTTAGGATTGCGGTGGGCCATGCGACCTGTCCATGCACCGATGTGACTAAAGCTACCATGAATACGCTTGTCTTCCTTAACGTGGCCTAGCCACTCCACCAGTGAGGAACGTCGTCCTTCAAGGGTCAACCACTCGGCCAGACGTTTACCGCCTGTAGGGGCTGTCTCAGGCAGTGTGCTAAGGTTTGCCTCGGATAGTGTCCATCCATAGGTATCAAACTTTTGTTTTCTTTCATCCATTTTCGAACCTCTCTAAGTATCTTACCGCATTTAAAACACCAGTAAGATTGTCTCCTAACTTACCAATACCGTGATTACACTCTTGACAAATCCAACCCCTAAACTTTAGGGTGTCGTGGCAATGGTCAACAACTAAAGTTTTGTCTGATACTTCACCACAGCAATCACACAACTCTGTCCTTAGGTGCGCAAACCTTTTCTTTAAGTCTTCTGTAACATCGGTTGTTTTCTTTTTACAAGCCTTACACCTACTGTCTAACCCTGTTTTGTAATGAATATGTTTATAGAAAAGACTTACGTGTTTTTCTTTTTGACATATCTTACAAACCTGAGTGTCGCCTTCTGGTATATCTTCAAGTTCTTCGAAAAGTTTTAATTGATTCTCGCTCATAGTCGATGTGTCCTTTTGTCTTTTCGAATGGCTCCCAACCTGCTTCCCATAGTCTATCTATGCGCTGCTTAGGTGAGGCTGGATTGAATGGTATGTAGTCATAACATACAAGCTCGTTAGGTTCAACAGATTTATCTAGAGACGTTGAATAATATTTCTCTCTTGCCTTGATGACAGAAGAGAATAAACTACCATCTGCTTTCCTTCGGTACTGGATACGATTGACTTCTGTAAGTTTGGGTGGGAAGTCTTCTTGAAAACTTGCTTCAAGAGCTTCCATTCTTTCACATATCTCACCTAATAATTCCTCTGCTTTGTCCTCTTCGAAATAGAATCCGTTCGCTGTCATCTGTTCGCATAGGATTTGGATGTCATGCTCACAGCGTAAAGACTCTTGCCATTCAGGATCTTGTATGACTTTCTTAAAGTGTCTATATAACTTGACAGTAACAGCAACGTCCTGTTCGCAGTACTCTATCATTTCATCTGACAGTTTACTAAAGTCATTGAACCCGATCTTGAAATCACCAAGGCGTTTACCCCATGCCTTTAGACTGTGGCCTTTACCATCTAGTGTATAGTCTACCAACCTAGACACAATCAATGTGTCAATGACAGACTGTTGATCAATGATGTTTCCAAGTAAACGGTTGATCACAGGAACATCGAAGCCAATCCCATTGTGAAACACAAACTTATCAACTCCACTACAGTAAGCAATAAATCTTTCCCTCTCTTCTGGTATTGTTGTGGTGTTAAGGAAACGTTCACGTTCACCTGTCTCCACATCCTCTGCGCATATGACCCATATAAACGTAGCATCTAAGCTATCAGTTTCTATGTCCATTGCTACGATCTTATCTGTCTTCAAGGTCATTTTCATCTCCGAATATATCGAACCAGATAAACTGGACAACTGTCCAAGGCCACACAATACTATGTAATAGTGTCCTGTTTCTGTTCATATCCTCTTCTTTCTCTAGTAGATAGAACACTGTGTGTACGTGGATGAAGTGCAGGTATATACCTAGACAGTACAAGATACCTGCAAGTGTTGCCATGTAATCAAAAGTCATCTGGTTTCTCGCTAAGGGTAAAGGTTGATGGGTTGAACCGTAGCTGACCAGCATATCCTGTCGGTCCTACGGGTCTGTTCTTTGTAACCAACAGTTTAGTTGTGTTCCTTTCATCTATATCCTCAGCCATCTTGTCTCGTTTCAAGTCAACGACAACTGATGCTCGTTGTTCGATCATGCGGCAGTACTTGACAGCACCGTCATCGTTAGTGTGTCCGATGGTCACGATACCTACACCTAACTCAGCTGCCAACTTAGACAGACGGACTGACAGGTCAGCTAGGAATTGTTCCTTGCTTTCCTCTGCCGCTACACCTGCACTGATGTCCTGTATCGGCTCGAAGAACACATACTGTACACCACAGGCCTGAGATAGATACCTTATCTGTGACAACAAGTCAAGGGGGTCATCCTCGTCGTTGAGATAGAACTGGTATAGCCTCTCGTCTTTAGTCAGATCCTTGATAGCCTCTTGGACTAAAGCATCCATACCTTTTTCTCCTATCAGGTCCTTACGTGTCAGGTTGTCGTTAAGGTGGTATGACACCAAGCCTAAGAGGGAACGTAGCTTTGTTTCTTCCATGTGCCAGATAGCAATCTTGATCTCTGGGTAGTGTGATAGGATACGATACTCTAGGTACCGCATGAACTCTGTCTTACCTATGCCCGTCTGTGCCTTGAACAGGGTGAAGTGTCCCTGCATTAGGCCAAGACACATCTCGTCGAACTCAGCCAAGCCTGTCTCTACATAGACGTGATCATCTGCATTGCTATATAGGCCAAGGAACTGGTCAGGTGTATTCAATACGTTCTCAGGTGTGTACTTTCTAGCGTTGAACCATGCAGCCCTGAACTCTTGGGTTGCACCTGCCTGTAGGAACTCGTTAGCATCCTTATACTTGTCGTGTGGTACACGATAGACTTTGTTCGGGTACATCTTGGCGATCTTGTGGGCGACAGCATTACCTGCCTCGTCGTTGTCTATTGACAGAACGATCTTGTCAAAGGATGACAGCCAATCGTGTACGTTTTCCCATAGCTTGCGTGAGGGTTTAGCTGATGGCAGTGACACCACAGGGTTTTGATACTTCGGGTTGTGCATCATCTGGTAGACAGACATTGCATCTAGCTCACCCTCTGTGATGGTCACAGTCTTAGATGTCCCTGCGTTCCATAGGTTCATGCCGAACAATTCGTCTGACTTAAAGCCATCCTTTGCGCGGAAGTCTTTAGGGAATAGGCGTGACTTGATACCACCTGATGGATACACGTAGTCCTGATACTGTTCTTCACCCTTACTGTCAAGGTACGTGTAGCAGTTATAGAATTTCATGGTGTCAGCTGTGATGCCACGGGTACCACGATAGATAGCTGTCATCTTTTCTAGTGGGACAACCTCTAAGTTTTTAAATGATTGTATTGCCATGTCCTCGTCGTCCCCTCGTTCCCAATACTCACAGCTAAAGCAATAGCCGTGACCGTCTGTGTACCGTGCCAGTGCATCACTTGACCCACACTCAGGGCAGGGTTCGTGCTTGACAAATGTACTGTCGCTATTCCTCGTCATCATATTCTATTTCTCCATCACCATCACAGACATCACATGTCTGCCACTCGGTGTCGATATAACCGATGTCCCTAGTAAAACCTTGGCAACGGTAAATGTCAACCTCTATTTCACCTCGGCCCCCACATTCTGGGCATTGCCGTGCGATTAATAAATCATCTGACAACATTTTTATTTTTCCTCTTGACAAGTTAGATTTTCTTCGTATAATAGGGCTGCGTCCTGCGCAGGGTATATACTACTAACAGTATAGTCATCACTGTCATAGATGTCAGGATCATGTTCATAGTCTTGTATGATTGTATCATGATCATGTTTATACCAGTATGTAAAGTATGGTAGCTGCATTAGAATGGTGGCTCCTCATTTTTATATTCAGGTTTCCAGACGACAAAGTCTTGTTGTTGTTTGTGTTGGTCTACAGGTTCTCTCTTATCATACTGAAACATGATAAACAAGAACTGTTCTATGGTATTACCCCACATTTTCTACGACCTTGAACTTTAGTTTATTATTGACAGCCTTTAGACCTGACATATAATTGTCAATAGTCCTTTGATTATTGTCCATATACCAGACGATAAGCTTGCCATCTTCGTCATATACTTCTAGTCTATTTGCCATATCCGTGTCTCCAATTCTTGAAACATTTCCAACAGTGATCCTTGCCTAGTACTTTGT